TTCGTCATACGAACGACCCTTCGACTGGTGGAATTCCACCTTGATGAAACGACGCACGTCCGAATTCTCGGCGGAATCCGCGAACTGCATGTTCGTCAGAATCAGCATCGTCGCGGTCGGCGTCATCACACGATAACGGCCACCAGTCACACGGGCGTTCACCTGCGAGCCGGTCGACAAGGCACGTAGCAAGGGGAGCATGTCCTCAGTGACCGCGCAAGCCTCATCATCAATGGCGAAAGCCTTGCCGTCCATCTCATCATTCATGCTCTCGCGGCCAAGCGTGTAGCCGCCACCATTGCAGTACGATTGCACGCTGAAACCTGGAAACACCTTGCCGACGCCCAACACGCCGAGCAACGCCTGACGGGCGATCAGCGTCTTCCCGTCACCGCCATGCCCGGACAGGATGTAAGACAATTGTTTGAATGGTTCGAGCCATGGTGTGGCAAACATGCGACAAAGATTCGCATAGGACTTCTCATCCACCGTCAGCCATTCGAGAATGCGCTTCGCGTCCTTCAAAGCCTGATTGCCCATACCGGCAGGAGAGAAAGTCTGTGTGACCGCGATATCCGGCTCATCCTGCAGGCAGACGACTTTACCATTACGCCGCACCCACACGCAGGGGTCGCAGCGTACGCCGCGTTCGACCTGGTCGAACCATTGGCTCCGCTTCGCCTCGCGCATAATCGCGCACGAGTAGAGCAGGTTGCGTTCACTGCTACGAGCGTTGCCGCCGATATGATATTCATCCTCGATGGTCTTGACCGGATGCCAGGAGTTGAGGATGAGCCGTTCGCCCTCATGGTCGGCCATGTCGGGGTCTCGACGCCAAAGCCTGTCCTGTGACGGGCAGTAGCGTAAATGGCCTTCGCGGAGTTCCCAGATGGCTTTCTGGTAGCCTGCGGCGACTACCGGTGCTTTTTTGCGATTGTCGGTTTCGGTGCCGCCTTGGCAGACGAGTTGGAGGTTCTGTCCGGTGATGGTCGTGACGATGGTCATGTCGTTTGCCGGTGTGAACGTCAGTTCAAGCAGGTGGAAGATGCCTGCGAACTGGGCTGGCAGAGTGTCGACCGGTATCGGCTGGTATTTGCGGTAGTCCCTCATTTTTCACCTCCTTTTTTTGCTGTGCCGTTCCATGCCCATAACACACAACACAAAAACAACAAAAATAAATACATATATAAAAAACAATGGAACATTGGTTGTTTGTTTATATATGGTTGGAATTCCGGCACTTTCGCTGTGCCAACGCTTTGGCACAGAATGGCACATGTGCCGTTTTTGATGGTGGGACCATGTTCCACCGTGCCAACCTGTGCCGTTCCCATAGGTTTCCTCTCGAAGAGTTTCATCATGTTTGGAACAGCGCCCGCCATGCCAGTTGTGGCTGCAGTGGACGCTGTTCCCTTCTAAACCAGTCGAATTTGACGGGTTTAGAATTCAGGCTCTTGTCCGCTGCCTACGCCGAGCGCGTTGACGACCTGGTCGACCGGCTTGCCGAGGAGTCCCGCGATCTCCTGCACGTTTTTCCCTACGGCCTGCAGTTGCGCGGCCTGCTGTTTTTCCTGCATGGTCAAGCCTGCGGGCTGACCGATCGTGACCGGCTGGCCATAAGAGGCCTGTTGGGGCTGTTGCGGCGCGTACTGTTGTTGTCCTGCTTGCGGGTCGTTCATCGCGGTGGTGAGGTCGGCGGTCTTTTTCGGCGTGACGACGTAGTCGTAGATCTTCGCGTCGTTGTATCCGCGGGTTTTCGCGGGCTGTGTACGGGCGAACGTGGCTTTCAGACGGTCGCCGACGTTCGGATGGTCTCCGACTCCGGCCTGACGGCATGCGAGACGCAATTGGCCGATGTTGTAGCCCTTCACGTACACGCCTCGGATGCCGCTGTCGCCGATCCGGTTGGGATCCGTCATCGTGGTTTGCAGGTGGATGACGACCTGCGGTTTCGGCTTGCCGTTCGGATAATACAGTGGTTCGCCGGTGGTGAAGTCGGTCTGCTGCTCCGCGCGGATCTCCACGATCTCGCCTTCGACGGAAGTGCCGATCGGATCGTCCTTGCTGAACGCGCTGGGCGCGCCTCCCTGCATCACGTCGTCCAGACTCAACGACTCCGTGGCCTGCTGCTGCGTCTGCTGCGGATGGTATCCCGCGCCGCCCTGTTGGCTGAATCCGCCGCCGTAGTTGTTTCCGTACATTGTTTATTCTTCTTTCTGTTCTGTTGTGTTGTTGTAGGTGGATTCCAGCAGGCTTGTGGCCTGCCGCCATTTGTCCGGCAGTGCCGGATATTGGTCTTGGTTCAGTTGGGCGAGGTCGCCCAGCTGGTCGTCCGGCCATGTGCCGCATTGGAAGCAGTGGGTCGGGCTGGTGGGTAGCGCGTGGATCCATGCGTCGCGCATGTCGGTGCCGTCCGATTCCTCGATGAGGTCGAGGAGGTTGGCCATGAGTTGCGCTCGGCCGAGCGCCCACTTGCCGGGTTTGGGGTCGAAGTCCATTTCGATTGGTAGCGCGTCGTTGAGGCTGACGCTGTTCCTGGGCAGGAAGTAGATCGCGTTCCTTTTGCAGGGTTCGCCGTCGTTCTCCAGCCCGATGCCGTATAGGCTGGCTTGGACGCGGTATTGTTGGCTTGGCCCGTTGGCTTTGACGTTGCGTAGCGTGGTCGTGCCGGTGATTTTCCAGTCGATGGTCATGCCGGTTTCCGCGTCGTACAGGTCGATGCTTCCGTGGACTCGGCTCATGCCGTGCAGTCCGTGGATTGCGCCAACGTCGACTTGTCTTTCGGCCTCGAAGCGTTTCACGGCCCACGGTTCTACCCCATCGTCGTCCGGGACGGTGAATTCGTCCTTGCGGTTGTTGAACAGGTGTTCGAATCGTTCGTGGACGCATGTGCCGATGAATGGCAGCCATGCGGCCGACTGGCGTTTGTCCCATCCTGCGAGTCGGGCGGCGAGGCAGTGGAGGCAGTCGGTGCCGAGCTCCGATGGTCCGATCTCCTTTTGCAGGCTTCTCGGCTGGTTGGTGATGTGGTCTTCGATGATGCCGCGGATTTCCGTCCACTCCTCCGACTCCGCCGTGGGCGCTGGCATCTTTCCTGGTGCGGTCTGGTTTGCGGCCATGACGGCTTCAAGGTCGAGTTGTGAGCTCATTTCATGTCCTCCCCGTATTCTTCGTCGAGGCGGGCCCGGAGGAACGCCGCTAGGCTTCCCGTCTCTTGCACGTCGATGATGTAGGCGTCGTCGAGGAATCCTGGTGCTTTGTCGTAATGGTTGAGCGTCCTGCTGAGCGCGCGGTCGACTGCTTCCTGGCTGATCGGGATGCGCATTATTCGACCACCAGGCTTGCCGCGCCGACTTTCACGCAATCCTGCAAAGCGTTTTCGCCGACCTGTTTGATGATCGCGGACAATGCTTTTGGTTTGATCTGGTAGCAGTCCGCGTACTGTTGGATGGGGAAGTGTTTTTCGAATGCGCTGGCGTCGAGGTTGCGTTTGCCTTTCTTGATTTTCACGGTCAATGGTCCGGCCGCGTATTCGCCGGGCTCGCGGTTCTCCATGAGTTCGGCTTTCAATCCGTCGGCTTCTTCCTGCAGGTCGGCGATGCGGCTTTTCAGTTCCACGTATCGTTTGGCCAATGTTTCGAGGTTCTGCGCGCTCATTTGCTTGTTCCTTTCACGATGATGCTGGTTTTGGTGGGGATGACGCTGGTCTGGTGGTGCGGGTAGGAGCGTCGGTGCGTTTCCACGACGTCGAACGCGGGCGTGGTTCGCATGGCCGGCCCCAATGGTCCGCACGTGCGGCAGTACGGCATGTGTCCCCTCTGCTTGCTCATTCCACGTCCTCCACTGTCGATTGCGTCATGCCGTCGTCTTCGGTGGTGTGATTCGTTTCCTTGCACCGTCGGCTGACGATCGCGATGTCGCAGGTCCTTGGATTGCGTAGGAGCCGGCTGATGGCCGCGCCTTCCTTGACGACGTTCTGGCAAATGTCGATGCATTTCGCGACAGTTTCGGCAGGCGTGCCCATCAGACCCTTCTTTTCGATTGTCTGGTCCGCTTTGTCGATGAATGCCGCGGCTGCGTCGCCGATTTTGCTGGCCGCCGGGTAGAGGCTCGCGAGGTCGGCGCTCATGTCCTCGTCGTCGATGAGGGTCTGTACAACGTATTCACTGGTGTTTTTCATGGTGTTTTCTCCTATCTGGGTATGTATTCCTGTTTGAAGTAGATGCTGGCCCTCGTGCATGGCGTGTATGGCTGGCCGTGCCATGTGAGCGGGTCGCCGCTTTTCCGTTTGCGTGGCCTGCCGTGCGCGCCGAGCACATACTGGTCGGGACGGTGCACGTGCACGCTGGCTTCGATGATCTGCCGGTCGTCCCGGTAGGCGACGCCGTTCAACGCGTCGGTGAACAGTTTCGCCAGATTGTCCCAGTCACGTCCGCGCCGTGTTGCCGTCCAGAACGTGAGCGTCAGGCAGACTGGCCCTTCGTAGGGTGGCAGGCGGGGATACTGGTTGCGCCATTCCGAGTACACGCGGTTCTCGGCTTCCCGCGTCCGCGTCGGGGTGATGCCGTGTCCCTGGTAGACGCGTGGACGACCTTTCGACTGCGGGTCGCCAGGCACGGTGAGCTCGCACACCATTGGCCATTCCGGCAGGCTTAATGTTTCGAGACTCAATCCAGGTCACTCCATTCGGGTGTTCTGCCGGTGGTGAGGAAGCCTCCGCGTCGGGTCCGCGCGTTGACGAGCAATCCCATGTCGGCGAGCCTGTGCACGTCGCCCATCACGGTGCTCCGGGGGATGTTGAGCCGTAAGGCCACCTTGTGGCTGCTGGGCGTCACTCCTTCCATCTGCAGTGCGATGATCGTCTCGTACACGCGTTGGATGCGTGGTTTCACGTCGATGTCACGCCGGGTGCGGCGTCTCATCCGCGTGATGTACTCGCGTTCGTCGTGGAGGAGCCGGTCGAGGTCGATGCCGGTCTCCTGACTCCATGTCTTCGGCGAAGTGTGGTGGTCGTGGCTTCGGGATGCGCCGTAGCGGATGCTGCCGCGGTTGACCGGAGCGTACTTCATGTGGAGTTGGAGGCTGTTGGCTCCGCTAGGCATGATCGTCGTCCTTTCCGTCGTATTTGGGTGCAAATTTGACGGTCAGCCATGCCGCGGAGGCGATGTACACTCCTTCGACCATGAGCGCCGTGTTCATGCTGCCTCCATGCCAGGTGAGCATGATGGTCAGGCTGGCGATGAGACAGACGCTTGCGAGAGCGAAGAGGATGCGACGCAGCATGTAGTTCGGTTTCCTTTCCCGCTGGTCTTCGAGCCGGTAGTCATTGTCGGTCATTTGTTTTCCTCCAGTTCCTTGAGGATGCGATTGCATTCGCGGCGCATGAATTGGACATCAACCTTCGTGAACGTGAAATCGGCGCGTCCGGCCGAAGTGAAGAAGCTGACTTCGACTTCGGCGTGGTGGTCACTGGTCTCGTTCTGGTGTTTGCGGACGCGCATCTGCAGCGCGCCATTCGCGAACTGGCTCATCGTGTGCCTCCTATCTCGTTTTGCAGCAGGTATGCGAATGTTTCGAGGTCTTTCGCCTGGATGCCGGCGAGCGTGAACGTCCCGTTGACGGTGAGTTCGATGAGTTGCGCGGTTCCGTCCGCCAGGAGACGGAACGCGTAGCCGGTGCGTCCGACCAGGATGATCTTCCCCGACTGCGGCGGGGCAGGCGGATTCAGCCTCACGGCCTGTCTGATGCTCATATGTCACAGCTCCTTGTTGATCGTGTCGACGATGAGGTCCACGAGACCGGTGACGTCGAGGTCGACGTATCCGACGATGTGGCCGAGCGACCTCATGGCCTCCGCATCCACGTCCTTGAATGGGTGGACTATTTCGCCCTGGGTCTCGAACTCGTCGAACACTGCCTGCACGCAGGCCTTGCGAATCGTTTTCATGCCGACTCCTTTCCCTCGTATTCACATGTGCTCTGGTAGAGGTGTTCCTTGAAGTAGGCGATCATCGGCTCCTTCGGATACATGACGGTCCGTCCGACCTTCACGAACTTCGGACCGATTCCCGCACCACGCCAGTACGCCAAGGTGCCCTCCTTGATGCCGCAACGGTCCGCGATGTCCTTCGTCGTGTTCATCGGTTTCAGGACCTCAGCGAGCGCAGCGAACGTCGTATCGTCTTCCATCACGCGCCTCCTTTGCGTGTGTAATGCCGGGCGGCGTTAGGAGAACCGCCCGGCCCCCTCCTAAAATCGGTGTCATCCCGCATTCCCGACGTGCGGGCCGAACAGTTAGGAGAAGAATCAATGGATGGATCCGTATTGGCCGCATGGGCCGGTGCCGCGGCCTCGCTGTTTGGCGCCGGATTGACCGTTTGGTGGCCATGGCATAACAGGCCGCAGGCGGACTGGACCCTGCTGGAACACTCGACGAATCCTGAATTACCGATTTCCTCAACGGTGCCCGGATTTTCTGACTGGTTGGAGTCTCGAGACGAGGCCGAGCCGGATTCCGTCTGCTCCGTGTACAATTCCGGTGACGGCGACGCGTACGACGTCTCAATCGAGGGGATTGGATGCAAGGCGTATTTCCTGCTCCTGAGACCCATCGGCGACAACACCGAGTTCATGACTCCGAGCAGCATCGCGCAATTCAAAGCGGCCGACCGCGCGTATATCATCATGCACGCCGATGAGAAAGCCGATGTCATAGCGATACGCCTCCATTGGACGAAGCAGCCGACGCATTTGATGCGCCGCGTGTTCCGTTCCTATTCGATTCATGGGTCGCTCCCGGAACAGCCGCGTCATCCGATACCGGAAACGAGACGGCATTTGCCAACTCTGACGAGATACCGGTTCGAACATTCGAGACTGGGATTATGGTTATTTGCACATCCCCGACTGCATCCGCTTTCCCGGACTCTTGACACTCCCCCAACGACAGGATCCAACCGATCGGATCAAGATCGACGAGGATCCGAAGCAAAGCCAGGGAAAGACTGAACAAGCCAGCAGTAAGCGATATGCATGCCGGCAGCCATGTCTCACTCATCACGCACCCGCTTCCTGTGTTGGTTTCGCGAGGAACAGTTTGGCGAAATACGTCTGCCCCTTGCCGGTCATCTTCGGCGTCTTGTTGATCGTGGTGTGCCCGTCCGAGTGGCTGATGGTCGTCTCCTTGATCTCGAACAGGTGAAGGTCCATCGCCTTCTGTGTGGGCATGTTCCAACTGGAGCCCTTGGCCTTGATGAGCCATCCATGCTCGCGGAGCCAGGCGAACAGGCGCCGTGGGCCGATGTCGATGCCGTTGCTTTTCAGGATCTTCGCGAAATCGCCCACAAGGATGGACGTCCTCGCGGTTTCGACCGCGTTGGCGAACAGGACCTTGCCTTCCTGGGCTTTGAGCTGTTTGGCTTGTTCGTCGACCTTGGATTGCAGCCATCGCATGCTGGCCAACGCCATCTGTTCCGGTGTCATCCGTTCCTGGCCGGCCATATAGCCGCCGTGCTTGCGGATGGACGGCAGCACCTCATGCGTCACCCAACGCTGGAACTCCTTGGCCTCCGGCTTCCGAGACTTCATCACAAGACGGTAAAGACCAGGCTCGGAGATGATGAGCGGAGCTTTACCGCCATTCTGAGCAATGTGGATACTATCCACATTGGTGATTTCGTCAGACTCAAGAATCTTGTGTAAGTCCCTTGTATCTGTCCCGAGGATGTCGCATACGTCCTTGGCGACGAACCAGGGCTCCCCCGCCTTATCGGTCAGGGTACGCAATGGGGCGCCCTTGAAATCGAACTTCTGGATTTCATTGTTCATTGGATTCTCCATAGAATCGAGTTTGTGAATAGTTTTCTTGAGGATCCGGCAGGCTGGGCTTCGACCATCATCGCCGGGGCGTCTTTGGCGTGGAACGTTCTGCAGCAGTTTCAAATCCACTCCATTCGCCGTAGGGACGATTTGTCCCAAACCGATTTGGAGCCTTTTCTTGATTCCACGTCGAACAGCATCGTGTATTTCCGGCTTGTTGGACCTCTGACGATGTATGACGTCCGAATCCCACCTCAGGCAACGTTCGGAACAAGCCCCTATACGCCGCTGTTGGCCAAGCGGTTGAGACCGAATCAGATCTGCCATACCGGCTTCACCGGCGAGAATGCGGTGCTGCTACTTCCCGATGATTTCGAGATTGAGTGGCGGTCGTCCCACATGTCGCGCAGTCATAAGATTCGTGTATCTCTGACCGAGATAAAGAAGGAGGCGTGGAACCGCAGATCGAAGAGTGTTCGGCAGATTCGCGAGAGGGCTTCGAGGCCGTAACCAACGGTTCTGCATCAGTCGCGTTCTCGTGGCGATGAGTCAACGAATCGAATATGCCACGCAAGGTCGCACACAAACCGGAATGACGCTTCCTGCGGGCGAGATGCCATCCCGCATCAACGCCAGCGAGATAAAACCACGCATCACCGAAGCTGCATGGGCCGTAACTTGATTCGTCGGTGACCACATCGAAATAGTCGCCCTGCTTCACGTCGTCAATCCAGTATTCGGATGGAAGCACATCAAGGCATGGCCCTCCGTCCGCTTCGATGGCGCGGCATTTCCAGATGAGACGCTTGAAATCGCCAGCGTTCCCCGGCTCTTTCGGAAGGCTCTTGTTCATCCCCGTGCAACCATTGCCGAAGTCGACCCGTTCAAGCGGTTCACCTGGAATCCACTCGCGGACATCGGATCTCTTCATCTTCCTCATTTCGGATTCTCCTTTCGATTCACTCTTCGGCGAGCGCCGCTTGCTTTTTCGAAGCACTCTCATTTGAGGCCCTTCCTGCCGAGTGGGAGAATGAGCAGACCCACGCAAAGAAGGGAGGTGAGAATATGAGCAATGGATCCGATTTCGCGAAGGCGAGCGCCGTGTTCGGGAAGGCCGCTGAAACGTCCGATCCCGACGAGAGGATGAGAGCCCTGTGCCAAGGGCTTTCCCTCCTCGCCAAGGGATTCGATTCGATGGATGCTTCCATGGCATCCGCCGCCTACTGTCTCGACGTGCTCTCGGATAAGTTCTGAACGGAGTTCCTGTATCTCCGTGCTTAGTCGGTCCGCGGCCTGATTGATGTGCTCGAGAATCGAGCCCATGACTTCAGTCGTCATGTCGCGGGCCGACAACTGCCGTCCGACCTCGATGCCGATTCCTCGCAGGTCAAGGCTGGACAGGTGGCTCCTCCTGTCGTCGCCCACTGTTCCGATAACCGTTCGAGCTGGTTCCTCGCGGACGGCTTTTCTTATCGCGCCCAGCATCGCCGGGTGCAGGCGTTCGAACTCCTCAACGGAGATCGGGTTCGTGGATTCGTCCGGTGTCTCGGCCGGAATATTGATGCTCATCTCGGATTCTCCTTTCGATTCATGCGTCGGCGAGCGCCGGTTGCTTATGGTTTGATTTGGTTGATGTCGTCGATTGCGGTTCTTTTTCTTCTGAATTTGCTGCAATGAAGATGTCAAGACCGTCTTGCCATTTCAATGCCGGAGCAATCTTGTCGAGAACGCGAATCGGCCATTCCCGTTGATTGCGCATATATCGATTCATGACGACCCGATTGATTCCAACTGCGTCGGCGACGCCGGATTGAGTGATTCCAAGTCGAGCCATCCTGACTTTTATTGCCTGTGTCACGTATTCATTGCTTGTCACATCACCTCCATTCCCCGAATATTCGGGACTTTATTCGACGTTTACCGGATATTCGGTGAACATGCTTTCAATATACTCCCGAGTATTCGGTATGGCAAATTCGACACGCCGAACGGCGTAAAGATGTAACTTCCCGAAAATTCGAATACAGTCATCGCTATGGACAGCAGTACAACACGCACCGATCTGGTGATTTGCAAATATATCAGCCAAGCAATGGAAGCCAATGGCATTACCCAGGCCGACCTCTCCAAGGCCCTTGAAGGACGATCAAAAGGCTATATCAGCGACCGAGTACTCGGTAAAAGAAGTTGGGCAATCAGCGAGTTAGACAGACTCGCTCCACTCTTTGGGCTTCCGGACGCTCTTTCACTGGTTGCGGCAGCCTGTGGATCAATCTCCAGCGAAGCCGCCCGCGCCTACGAAGCCCGCGAGCGCGAGTCTCAGATCACCGATGATCTCATCGACCGTATCGCCGCGCACCCCGAAGACTATGACATGGCCGCAAACAGGGATCCGAACGCACGCCTCGAAGCCGAGACGCCTGACGATTGATGGATTGAAAGGAACACGAATGACCGAATACAACCTGTATTGTGACGAGAGCTGTCATCTGGAACATGACGACAGCGATGTCATGGTCCTTGGAGCCCTCATCATCCCCAAGGATAAAAAGCAGGAGATCACGGAAAACATCCTCCAGATCAAGGCACGTTACGGCGTCAAGGCACGTACGGAAGTGAAGTGGACGAAGGCCAGCATGCCGAAAATCGACCTTTACAAGGACCTACTGAACTGCTTCTTCCTGGATGACGACATGAGGTTCCGCGTTCTGGTGGCCAAGAAGACGCGCCTGAACCATGAGGCATGGTCACAGTCGCACAACGACTGGTATTACAAGATGTATTTCACCATGTTGAACAGGCTGTTCGACTCCACGAACACCTACAACGTGTACGTGGACATCAAGGACACGCATTCCGCGCAACGTACCGAGAAACTTGAGGAAGTGCTGGCGAACAGCCATTACGACTTCAACCACGAGTGCATCAAGAAAGTGCAGCCGATCCGTTCGGACGAAGTGCAGATGATGCAGATCACCGATGTGATCAACGGGGCCGTCTGCAGGGCGAACCGGACGACCATCCCCCAACCATCGGGCGCGAAAGCTGAAATCATCGACTACATACGCATGAAATCAAAGCTCCGTCTCACCCAGTCAACAACCCTGGGCACGCGAAAGTTCAACATCTTCGTCTGGGAAGGACGGAACGCATGACACCGCATTGGATACCGGAGCTCGTGCCCAAATCCCCGATAGAAGACTTCGCCGTATACGAGGATAGGATTTACGCAATCTTCAGGCAGGACTTCATAGATTCACACCCATCATTCGACGGTCTGAGGGTCTCCGTGCGCCGCCAGAGAGAGGAGACCGACGGAAAATGGGCCGGGTTCTTCCACATCACAAGCGTCGAAGACCACGCGACCGGTGACAGGAACGTTGATCTGCGTAGATGCGAACGAATCAGGTTTCCACGAAAGACGATTGACGACGCAAAGGATTGCCCGCAATGCCATTATGAAACATGCGATGCGCCATTAATCTGGAGGAAGCATAAGCATGGCCGCGATAGGCTGTATATCCTCATTGAACCAGAACGGTATCTAGTCGTATTGGAACCGCATAAGGAAAAAGGCTACTGCATGCTGGTCACCGCCTACTACGTCGATCATGACCACAGCTTCAACAAACTGCTGAAAGAATACGATCAGTCAAGCCTGGACGGGAATTGCATTCAATAAAAAGCAAGGGCCGCCGCAGCGACCCCGGAGACTCCTTCTACAACTTGGTAGATGAGCTGATTCAAATATCACATACGACACTCCAACTGTCAAACAGAACTTGACAAACAGCAAAAAAGTACTTCTCGAAAAACAATACTTTCGGAAGAGAGGAATGTGGATAACAAGACCGTTGCGGACCTTCATCGGAGCGCGGAATCCATGGGACTGTCAATCGTATCGCGCGACCTCCCACGCGACATATGCGGCCTGTACGACGACCGGCACAGGCTCATCCTGCTGGCCGACTGGCTCAACCAACGCCAACGCCGCTGCACGTTGTGCCACGAGCTCATACACGCCAGACACCATGACCCAGGATGCGGTACACGATACGGAATAAAATGCGAGCGCCGTTGCCGCAGGGAGACCGCGCTGGCGTTGATCTCACCGGTGGATTACGGCATGGCCGAGGAAGTGTACGAAGGTAACACGTGGATGATGGCCGTGGAATTGGGCGTGACCGTACAGGTATTGTCCGACTACCGGCAGCTGCTCTACGATTCCGGCGTGTGCGTGCAATAAAAGAAGCTCAGCGTCCACATACCGCGACGGGAAACAAAAAGGGTTCCGCCCGAACACAGTCGGACGGAACCCAAGGAACCAACAATCAGCATTTCCGTTTTCACCAAAATGAGGTTCCACGCACAGTGTAGCGCGGATCCTCGGAAAGAGACAACCATGGCCAGAGCGTTCGTAGACGACAGATGGCTCAAAAACGACGAGGACGGCAACCCGCCCAGCAGGGCCGCGAAACAGTCGCTGGCCAATGCGAAGGATCCGATGAAAGCCAATGTGCCCGACAAATGGCGGTCCGCGCTGTACGGCCAAGGCTCACGGTGGAGATGCCGCTGGTACACGCTTCGAGACGGCAAACGCGTCCAGAAATCACGGAACTTCGCCAAGCTCCGTGACGCTGAGGAATACGCAGCGGCCATCGAGGACGACATCAGACGCGGCAAATACCGCGACCCGCAGCAGGAACTACGCATCTTCCGGGACGTTGCCTCTGAATGGACAGACGGCAAGATGGATATCAAACAGGGCACTTTGGGCAGATACCGCCGCGAATTGCGCGTTTATATCAACCCCAAGTGGGGCGATCGCACACTGAGGGAAATCCAACGCGACGAACTGCAACAGTGGGTCACGCAGCTCACCGAAGGCGGGTATCCCGCCGAACTGCAGGACGATCGCGAATCGAAGCCATTGAGTCCACGCAGCATCCGCAACATCGTCAAGGTCGTCATGGGCGGTGTCATGGAATTCGCTTTGGAGCACGGCTGGATCGGAGAGAACCCCATTGAAAAGGTCACCGTGCCGCGCATCACGCAATCCGATGACGACATGGTGTTCCTTACCGTCGAGGAGGTGGAGTTGCTGGCCGGCATGGCCGAACGGGCAGGACGGCCGGTAGACGGGCTGATCGTCCGCTGGCAGGCATACACCGGTGCCCGCATTGGCGAGACGCTGGCACTCAAATGCGGCGACGTGGATGTGGAATCACGCAGGGCGCGCATCCGCCGCACTTGGACCGACGACGGCAAAGGCAGGCTTGTGCTGGGCACGCCGAAGAACGGCAAACCGCGCAGCATCGCCATACCCAGATTCCTTATACCGTCCATCGAACGGCAGATGGAGGGCATGGGCGACGACGACTGGCTGTTCCGCGCGGCAAGAGGCGGGAACCTGTGGACGAACACGTGGCGGACGCGTGTCTGGCGAAAGGCCGTCCGACTGGCCGGCATGGAGGACGAGGGCGTGACCATCCATAGTTTGAGGCATAGCTATGCGAGCTTTGCGATTGCTCAAGGCGCAGATGTGAAGACCCTACAGATGCAGCTCGGCCACTCCTCACCCAGCATCACGCTGAACACATACACGGCTCTCTGGCCGGAACGATTGGACGATGTGGCGGACGCGATTGGCGAGCTGCGCGCTGAACAGTTGAAGACCGTCTAGACGCGGAGGTTGCGCGGTCATCGTGTCGAATCGTGTCGATAGCCTACGGCCAAGAAAAAATAAAGCCTTGGAAACGTAATGTTTCCAAGGCTTCCGGTCGGGCTGACAGGATTTGAACCTGCGACATTCTGCTCCCAAAGCAGACGCGCTACCAAACTGCGCTACAGCCCGTTCATGCACTCCCGCACGTGGCAGGTGAACACGAGTTTCCATTGTAGCGTATGGTAGGACAACGACAGGCTAGAATGGCAAATACTGGAGGGAACGCGCATGGGACGTCATCAGCAAGCCGAGGCTTCAGGCATCATTTCCTTCATGGCATGCGCCACTCTTGCATGGATCGCCATGGACCTATATCTGCAATTCGCTCCCGCCATCTGGCGTGTCACCCAACGCCTGTTCACCGTGTGTGCCGGAATCACCGCGGGATGTGGAGTCATCTCGTTCACCTTGGGGTATGCGCGCAACTCCAGGTCGATGACGTTGAAACATGGCTGGACCATTCCTATTCGCCGTATCTTCGAGATACTCGCTTTGTCCGTGGTCTACGCGTCGACCATTTTCGTCACGGCGTTCATGCTGCTTTCCATTGCCAGCAACATGATGGGGTTGCGCACGTTAAAAGGCTATCTGACTGCGCTCTGCGCCGCGATCTCGGGGGTCGTAGGCTATGTCACGTTCGTACAGGCGGAACTCATGAATGCCAAGACCATCGCATCCTTGTTGCCGTTCTTCGTGGTTTCCGGTGTCAGCATCGCAGGATTGACGTCCGATGATCCATACTGGTACAACAACAATTTCTCCCAATTGGGCGATCGAACCACTTTTGCTGCTCGTATGTTCAATTCGACATTGATGTTGGCCGGCGTCTGCATCGTCATCATCAGCTATTTCGCGATTTCGGAGCTCATCACCACGCACCGTCTGCAGATGCAGTATCTGTCTGCAAGCGATGAAAAAGAAGCTCCCAAACACTTCAAGGCGCGGATTCTTCTGCTATCGACCATGCTGACGCTCGCAGGCATCGCCTTCATCGGCATCGGCATGTTCCGTTACACGCCGCATCCGATTCTGCACAACGTATTCGCCCGCGGTCTTCCCTGCCTGATGAGCGCGCTGATGATCGCGCTGCCTTGGCTGGCCCCGCAGCTTTCAAAAGTAGTATATGTGATTTCAGACCTAGCTATCGTGATCGGGGCTCTTGCCGGGTTCCAGTGGTTGGCGGGGCGTAACACGTTGACGAACGTCGAGGCTCTTGCCGGCATGATGTTTCTGGGCTGGTTCATCATCTTTTCACGGCAGATTGCGGCCATCGAATCCGATCGTGTGCAGACGCAGCTTATTCTGGCGCAAACCAAGCGGCCAGAATCCGTCGAGGATCTTGCGGAGGTCAGCGAAACCGTTCCTGGAACCGTTTCCCGACTCTCGTCGGAAGTCTAATTCTCGTAACGGTTCACGAGCACAGTCCACAAACAATACGGCGAGGTGTCACCCGTACGGATGGCACCTCGCCTGTTCTCATGGCTATCAGAAATCGTAGTTCTTTGTGGTGGGCTTTCTATCGCTCATCAGCAACAGGAAGCTTCTCGACTGCGCCGTGATCGCGAAGCCGGCCTCATAGTTGAGTTCCGGACCCTTCGGATTATGCGTGTCGACGACCAGACGCCATTTCTTGCCATACCGCTCGTCCGGCAAGGTGAACATAATCGGCTCGTAATGCGCGTTGAAAATCAGGATGAAGTTATTGTCCACCATCTGGTTGCCATACCAGTCGGCTTCCGGAATATCGGAACCGTTCAGATAGATCATCACCGAGAACGCGTGGGTATTGGACCAATCTTCCATGTCCATGATGGAACCGGTGTGGTCCATCCATTCGACCTGCGGAATCTTATCGTCCGGGTCTCCTGGCTCGCGGCCGGTGAAGAAACGACGACGGTGGAGCACCGGGTGCTCGAGTCGCAGATGAATCAGCTTCGAAACGAACTCAAGCAGATCCTTCTGACTATCGTCAAGATCCCAATTGGTCCATGAAATGGCGTTGTCCTGGCAATAGGCATTGTTGTTGCCCTGTTGCGTGCGTGCCACCTCATCGCCGCCGCAGATCATCGGAATGCCCTGACTGCACAGCAGCGTCGCGAACATGTTGCGCATCTGCTGTTGCCGCAGGTCGTTGACGTCCTTGATGGTGGTCGGGCCTTCGACACCGCAGTTCCAGGAACGGTTGTTGCTTTCGCCATCCCTATTGCCTTCGCCGTTGGCGTCGTTATGCTTCTCGTTGTAGCTCACCAAATCGTTCATGGTGAAGCCATCATGTGCGGTGATGAAGTTCACGGAAGCCACCGGACGGCGGCCGTTCATCTGATACAGGTCGGAGCTGCCCATCAGACGGCTGGCGAATTCCGGTAGCGTCGATGGTTGCGAACGCCAGAAGTCACGCACGCAATCACGGTAGCGGCCGTTCCATTCGGACCAGCTGGACGGGAAGCCGCCCACCTGATAGCCGCCGGAACCCAAATCCCAAGGTTCGGCGATGAGCTTGACACGGGAGATGACCGGATCCTGTTCGACGATGTCGAAGAAGGCGGACAGCTTGTCGACTTCCTGGAACTGGCGGGCCAGCGTGGCCGCAAGATCGAATCGGAAACCATCGACATGCATTTCGGTGACCCAGTAGCGCAGGCTGTCCGTGATGAGCTGCAGCGCGTGCGGCGAGCGCATCAGCAGGGAGTTGCCGGTGCCGGTCGTGTCGAAGTAGTGGCGTCGGTCGTT